ATTCACTGAGAGAGCACCACTTCCCGCGAGCGAACACCAGTTGTGGTTGGTATTGATATAGTATATCCTACAGTGAAAGGAGGTGACATATGCCTTATGGAGATATAGATAAGCAGCGTGCGTACTTGGCGAACTATCAGAGTGCAGAGAATGCTTGGCGCCCTATCGTTCTGAAGAGGGATCTTTCAGAGCCGCATATCAAGGCGCTTCATGTGCAAGCTGCGATAGATGATGTGACGCTGAGCGGTGTGATTGCTCGGTACATGAAAGAAGGGCTGTCGAAAGATGGCCGGATCAAAGTTAGTGCTGAGTAGCACTAGAGAAAAGAGGGACTATGGCGTTTAACGTCGATGACTACATTGAAGTAAAGGATAGGATCGTCTCGTTCTACAAAGACCATCCCGATGGTCGTGTCCAAACTGAGATAGTAGAACTTACCGAAAAGCGAGTTACCGTCAAGGCACTGGTGTACCAGGACAAGGAGGATTCGTGTCCTACCACCGGCCATTCGTGGCTGACTTTACCTGGGACGACGAACTTCACTAGAGGATCAGAGTTAGAGAACGCAGAGACAAGCGCTGTTGGCAGGGCGCTTGCGCTCAGTGGGTACGAGGTGAAGAAGTCTATCGCCAGCCGTGACGAAGTGGAGATGAAGCAGGATGATGGCGCCGCAAAAGCACCGACATCCACTGGCAAGGTTATAAGCGAGAAGCAGCTTGGGATGCTCCGAGCACGAGTGAGCGCCTCGAAGAAGACCGGCGATGAGGTGCTTGCCTATTGTGCAGAGCAGTTCGGGGTCGAGCCAGACTCACTGACCGGCCAGCAGCTTGATGACGTGCTTGCATGGCTAGTGTCGTAGCCATGAATCTACTCATCAACGATACACAGATATCCATCGTGAAATGCCCTGCTTGTCAGGAGAATGTGCTCTTCATGCACGGTCAGGTAGATCCAGTTACCTTGTTCCAACCGATCGATCATTGCCCATCCTGTAAAAAGACAGACACCTGAGCAAAATAAAAATAGAGGGATAACATGAAGCGTTACTACACTGGCGCTCACGCGAATCGCGTGCGTCTTTCTAATGGCAGGCTGATGAGCCTCCATGCGTACCGAGAAACATTAGCTGAGATGTATCTGCCAGAACCCGTAGAGCCATACGAAGACGTAGACACGTCCATAGCATCGCTTGAAGAACAAACAGAGGCTCTACGGCAACGTATGGGCGGCTTAGAGGCTCTCGCACGGGCGCGACGTGATATGACGGTTGGTAATCTGCCACGTCCGAAGGCTCGTGGCGTTCCGAAAGTGATCAAGCCCATCCCGTCACGGACTGGTTTCGACGTGGACATAACAAAGATGTATGAAGAGGAAATCTGATGGACATAGCTCAACTGCCTGGCGGGCGAGGTGTTCAACATGAATTCCGTATCGCAACGGGACACACGATGAGCATCACGGTAGAGAATTTCAGGAAACAATCCACGGGGATACACGGGAAAGTGGTTGTCGGTATAGATAAACGGATGTTGAAGCATACCGTTATGAACCTTGATCGAGATGAGGACAGGGTTCGTTTCATCAATCACGCATTCACCATGCTCCCGCCAGTAGTACGAGAAACCTTAGACAAGGGCGAACTTATGCACACGTTCGACCTGCTTTGTTTCAACGGCTACAAGGAATACGTGGGCCATCAGAGGCCATCGTTTCTCGTTCCGCTCTCTGATAGAACACCCCCTGCCTTTCTTCTTGAGCCGTTTCTTATACGAGGCGGAGGAACCATCCTGTTCGGCCCGCCGGGGAGAGGGAAATCCTATGTGGCTATGACGCTCGCCGTCGCTGTAGATGCGGGACTGACTAACCTCTTCAATGTCCAGCAGGGCAGGGTTCTATTCATCAACCTTGAACGATCAGCGGAAAGTCTTCAACGCAGGCTCCTCAACATCAACCTCGCATTAGGCATCGACGAGACATACCCGCTACTCACACTGAATGCCCGTGGGAAAACACTTGATGACGTTGTCGAATCGATCGAGGAATCTATCAATGAGCACAACGTGCAGCTTGTCGTGCTGGACTCGATAAGTCGTGCTGGATTTGGTGATCTAAACGACAACAGGCCGGTCAACAAGATCATCGACACCCTCAACAACACCTGCGAAACCTGGCTTGGCCTCGCTCATGCCCCTCGTGGCGATGCGACGCACGTCTACGGTAGCGTCCACTTCGATGCCGGTGCCGATATCGTGATACAGCAGGTTAGTGAAGCTCGTGAACGCTCGCTTGGCATAGGCTTGAATATCACAAAGGCAAACGATGTAGGTAAACGTCCTATGACGGTGCTCGGATATGAGTTCGATGACATCGGCCTTACAAAGATATGGTTCCCGAATGCAACAGAGTTCCCTGAACTCATGCTCTCCAAACAAACGACGACTGCCGAAGAGATATACGACTACCTCAATGAGATTGACAATGCTACTGCTGGAGAGATAGCAACATCATTAGGTAAGTCGAGATCCATGATCTCCTCTATCCTCAATAACGATAGCCGCTATGTTGCTAGCCAGAGAGGTAGAGAAAGAGTGTTTGGGATCAAATGATCATACACCTCGGCCATCTACCTCCACGGGAACTCAGCCCTAACGCACGGCTGCACCACATGGCGCTCTACCAAGCGAAGCTTGCGGCCAAAGAGGAGATGTACCTCCGTGTACTAGAGCAAGGTAGGCCACTAGTCCCATTCACCCAGGCTCACATCACCATCACATGGATAGCCAAAGACAAGCGCCGCCGTGATATCGACAACCTCTTCAGTTCCATGAAGGCATACCTCGACGGACTCGTGTTTGCTGACGTGCTGTTTGACGACAGTGCTGACCTCGTTGGGTACACCCTGCGCTACGAGAGGGGTGATAAGGACGATACGATCATTGAAGTGGAGGAGGCGAGATTATGAAGAATCAGGACTGGTCATGAACTACACGGTGATAGAGATCGCAACGCTAGAGGAGCGCTTGATGCGCTGTTCTCATATAGGGGATTTGAGCCATGCGCTTTTGTGGTCGTGAAGCCTTGGAGAGCAAAACTGCGCAACTGCGCCAACAATTGCGCAGATGCAAGCGCAGATAATGAGGTAAACCGTGGACCAATCACTATTTGACAATGGAGTGAGCTGCCTTTATCCGGCAGATGCTCGAGCGTTGCCCATTCCCAGCGAGAGCGTTGATTGCGTCGTGACCAGTCCGCCATATTGGGGACTGAGGGATTATGGCATTGGTGGACAATTGGGCCTCGAAGCCACGCCGCAGGAATATGTCGCCAGCATGGTCGAGGTGTTCCGCGAGATCTGGCGGGTCCTGAAGCCCACCGGCACCGTCTGGCTGAATCTGGGCGACTCCTATCACTCAGTCACCGTAAGGCGCAATGAGCGTGATGGTGATCGCTTCACGCTGAAACGGAAAGCTGGCGTCATCGATCAAGGTGTCCATATTCCAGGTTCTGGCACAGAGGTCGATGTGATGGCAGCTGCCGCAGAGCGGTTCGTGGCTGATTGCCTGGGCCGACAAGTAGCCAATGATGCAGTGGGCCTCGGTGGTGATGAGTGTGACATCTGGTTTCATGGCGCGCAGATCAACGTCAAATGGACACCGCGAGACGATGGCCAGCTTCTTTGTAAATTAGAAAACCCGCCGCACGACCTCTATGTCCTCGTGACAGGAAGAACGGTGGACGATCTGGAAATCAAGGGATGGGCGACTCGTGCAGAACTGACTGGCCATTCAGTCAATCTCGGCTATGGCCGGACTTATGCATTACACCAAACAGAACTGCGCCCTTTCGGCTCGCTTGTTTCGATAAGTGGACGATTGAAGCCCAAGGATCTCGTGGGCATCCCGTGGCGCGTAGCGTTCGCACTCCAAGATGATGGTTGGTATCTCCGGTCTGACATCATCTGGAGCAAGCCCAATCCGATGCCTGAGAGCGTCACTGACAGGCCAACCAGGGCGCATGAGTACATGTTCCTGCTGACCAAAGCGGAGCGGTACTACTACGACGCCGACGCGATCAAAGAAAAGAACATCACGCATCATGAGGGCATGATATTTGGCAGGAACAACAAGCATGAAGGCTATGGCACGAATATCCATAGCGGGAATACATACATCCGCAAAGATGGACGCAACAAGCGCAGCGTCTGGGAAATCACAACCCAGCCCTATCCCGAGGCGCACTTCGCCACGTTCCCCGAAGCACTGGTCAGGCCATGCGTCTTGGCTGGATGCCCTTCTGGCGGCACGGTCCTCGATCCATTCGCAGGATCAGGGACCACCATAGTCGTCGCGCAAC